ATATTCTCGGCAGTATGTAGGAATGATGCTTTCACCTTTTCATCAATACCGTCCGCCATAGTTAAAGCTTTATTATAGTCCTTTATAAGCTTTACCATATCATTAGAAGCTAGTGTATTTCCTTTCTGAATCATTAGCTGTTCTGCGCTAAGATCCCTTGACTTCTCTATGGCTTTATCCATTTCGCTATTTAGAGTGTTATATCTCTCTAAGGTACTCTCATTCCACTCTTTTTCTTTCTTAGCTGCTTCATCTTCTCCAAATATCCATTTACCTAAAGATACAAGTGCTTGACCTATCATCATAATAATACCAATCCAACCCATAAGAGCCATAGCTTTATTAACGCCCTTAGCCATCATAGCTGTTGCATTTTTCATTTTAACCATAGCACCTTGATAAACAGCTGCCATCTTTTTGGTCTTCATATTAAACCAAGTAGTAGTTCGAGTCCATTGTCCTTGCATCTTACCTGTACTAGCTTTTAGTGCAATTTCTTGACGTTTTAACATTCTTTCAAAACTTCTACGACGCTTTGCGTCCATATTTTTAGCTATACCATTTCGGTTTTTTAAACTTTTTCTATACGCATTGATTTGTCGTTGGGACATTTGACCTTCTGGTTGGCCTTTACCTGCCTTTATGCCGAAACTGTCCATTTCTTTCTTGCCTTGGGAATAGTCTGGTCCGCCTTCTCCTCTAGCTTCCTTGTACTTTTGTTGAGCGTATGCCGCATCATCTGCTGCGTCTCTTGCAGCTTGCCCTGCTAATCGGGCTTTTTCGGTTGCCCTATCCGCCATATTTGCTAACCCTTCTCCGAACAAACTTTTCAATACTGGTGCTAAAATTAGCCCTAATGCACCTGCTAGTGCTAGTACGTTGTTAGTAAAGAAAGGGAGTACAAATTTAGCGATAGCTCCAACACCTTTTTGTAGTTTTTGGAATAGTTCATCAAATGCTACCATGAATTGCGAGAGTGCATATGCTCCTGAGTCCATTTCTTCCGAAATTGAACCAAACTTACTTTCAGCTTGTTCAAGAACTTCATTAGCAATCGCTTGGGATTTTTCAAATTGAGTTAATTGAGATACTGGCTTTTTAATAGAAGCTGCATAAGCTTTTAGCGCAGGTTCTAGTCTTAAAACGATACCTAATTCGTCCAATAGTTCTGGTTCCGCTTTTGTTGTACCTCTTACTAACCTATTGAAAGAGTCTGTTAAATCTCTTCCTAATGCTAGTGAGGTATTCTTTGCCGCGGCACCTAGTCTTGCCATTTGGTCAGCACTTAATCCTGCAGCTGTACCAATAGCAGCAGCTTCTGCAGCTTGTTTAAACATTAGCTGCCCATCTGTAGCTGCTTGGATATCTGCGGTTAAAGTCTTGTACGCGGTACCTGTTATTGACGCAAAAGCTTCCTGTCCCTGATGCATATTGGACATATCGACTGCGTTTTTAAGGAATTGGAAAGCGGCGCTCATGGCGAATACTTGAGCAGCAATGGTTGCATAAGCCGCAACTAAACCACCTTGCATGGTTTGGGCTTGCTTACTGAAGTTCTTTGTAGCGTTAGAAGATTGTTGTGTTACACCTTTAATTCGACGGTCTGTTGCTTGGGAAGCTTTCCCCAAGTCGTCCATGTCTTTAGATGCTTTCTTAGCTTTCTTAGCTAGTACAGGAATAGTATTCCCGTCACTAAGTTTCAGTAGTACTTCTACGACTTCTTGTTTTTTACCTGCCATTTATTTTACTTTGCTCGCCTTTGTGCGGCGTCTTGCTTACGTTTAAGCTCTGCGTTGATATTCATCGTACTATAGCTTTCAATGTGTTTCAAGAAAAAACAAACGGTTCTTTTGTCTTCTACTGCCTGTATATCTAATAAGTCATTTAAAGGTGACCAGTCTTTGCCCATATACGAACCACTTGATCCGTCCCATCTATCGGGCAACATAGCATGTACAACAAAAGCCTCCTGAATTTCGTGCGGAAAATCCTGCACTTCAGGGGGCATTTCGTCTGGGTTTGGATCTTGACCTAGTTGGTCACACATCTGTAGATAAGCTTCTACAGATATACTATTTCCAAAATATCTCTGTATTAAAGCAAGAGCCCAGGCTACTTGCTCTGCGTAAAATTTTCTAGATCACCAACTTGCTCTGTTACCCAAGTATCAAAATCACCTGAATTTTTCATAAGAACCTCTACGTTCTCTTGTGTAAACTCTAGTTCTTGAGTTTCTTGCTCAGGAGACAACTCTCCTAAAAGTAACATATTTTTTGCATATCCTAGTTGGAATCCTTTCCACCCTTTTACAACTGATGTAGTATACTCTGTTAAAAACTTTTCATCATCAAGTTCTTCTTCATAACTTCTAGTCTTTTTATTAAAGACTTGTTGTACACATCTAGATCTTAGTTTTACTAATTCTTCTCTAGCTAAGAAACAAAGTTGTACTTTGAATCCTTCGCAACCGGGGTAGTCAAATTCTACCGTTTTACTTGGAGTCATTAGACTCTTAAGTGAGACTGCCTTTGCTGGAGCGGTCTCTTTTTTTACTGTATCGTTCATTTATTTTTTTCCTAAAAAAGGTGGGCAAGATTAGCCTGCCCACCGTTAAGTTTAATTATGATGTATAGGTAACTGTTATTTCATTTGCACTATTAGATGCAGTTGCATCTGATAAGTCAGCTGGTAGCGCATGGAAATTAACATCTACACCAATCACGTCATCAATCGCGTGAGTTGGTAATTCTAGATGACAATTTGGTACTGCTACTGCAACTTTAGGAGCACTTGCTCCACCAATGCTAAATGTCATATCAAAACTATTAGTAATAACTGTGTCCGCTTCGTGTAAATCTTCTAAAAGATCCATTGAACCGTCTGTAACGTTATTTAAGTAACAGGTAAAGTTACCTGAAACACTTCTAGTTCCCATTACATGTCCTAGAGGCTGATTAACAGACCCTAAGGTTTCTGGTGTTAAGTAAGTTAGATTGTTCTCAATCGTAATATTACCACCTGTTAAGACAACACTATATGTCTTATCAGCACCAAGTTGTGTTTCTCCATCAGAAGCAACCCCTGAAGGTGCACCTGTTGAATCACTTAAATCAAAGCTAATTGCTAATGAAGTAAGTTTTTGTCTAATATAGTTAGAAGTACTTGAAATTCCTTCGCTAATTAAACCTTTGGTAGTATACTCTTCTCCAGTTACTGCCGGCGATGTTGCACCTGCTGTAGTTTTAAGTTGAGTTACTTCCTTAATTTTCTTCCCTTGTCCAGACCAAGCAATTGCTGCTAGTCCCTCAATATCAAAGTCAATTGATGCTGAGCCTATTGAACAATCAGAAATTTTGTAAATTGTTACGCCTTCTGTTCCAGTTGTATACAATGCTGTAGCAGTATCTTTTGCTGCTCCAAGTACAAAGTACAAATCAAAAACACCTAATGCAACTTTATTTGAGTTCTGAAAGTTAAATTCATTCGGTTCCCAAGTTCCTGCAGTAATTGCTGTACTGTCTCCGCCTTGAGCATAGTCATACGAAGTTGCAGACATAGCTGCCCATAGGGGCCCTTCTACTGCAAATTTCTTTGAGCTACCTGCGTGTCCAGTCGTAGCTGCTGCCCAAGTATCAGCTGCTGCTGATGTAGTAGGTCGCATATAAGTACTGAAGCTCCATTCTGCAGGTGCAAAAGAATCGTTGAACATTGCTCTACCTCTTTTACTATTACCTGAAGAATCCGCAGCTTCGCTTAGAGTAATCTCTGAACTATTTGTTGCCTGGCTAAAGGAGTAACCATCTAGTACTGGTATTTCATAAAGCGTATCAGTTGCGTTCTCATCATCAACTGTCCACTTCATAAATACTTTGGTATCTCTACTAAAATGAAATGCCATTTTTTTTCTCCTATTTTTCTCTGAAAGAGCCGTGCCAAACGTTTATTCGGCTTAGGCTTTTTCTAGTATTGGATCTCCACGATGACTTCTCCGACACCGAGAGGTTCCAAAACACCTTCGTCTGTATCTACGCTTAAGATTGTAGTCTTAGCTGTAGATTGAGACG